TTAACTGCTATAGCTTGACCACTCAAACCTAGTAATCCTGTACCTTGATTATCTATAGTTATAGCATCATGAGCGTCAGCATCACTTCTTATATTGTTGTATGAGCTGCCGTCATTAGTTATTTGCCACCTATCTGTACTTTCATTCCATCTTAGTGCTACATTTGTAGCTGAACCACGTTCTACTTCTATACCTGCGTTTTCACTTGGGGTGCCAGTAACGTCATTATTTAGTACTAATATATTATCATTTATTGTTGTGTTAGTTGTGTGTATGGCTGTGGCAGTGCCATTAACTGTAAGGTTTCCTGTAATTGTAGTATTACCTCCAACTGTAAGGTTACCTGAAATATCAGCTGCACCATTCATATCAATGGTGGATGCATTTATTTCTATCTCTGTATCAGACACTAAATCTAATACTCCGTCGGCTGATTGATGAATATAAGTTCCAGAATCACCAAATTGTAATTGTCTAGAACTATTTAAAAGTAAACCAGTGTCGGCTACATGTGTTAAATTAACATCACTATCTGCACCAAAATTAAGAATAGATGCATCGGAACTAAGTGATAAGTCATCACCTATAGTTGCGTCGCCAGTTGAAATAAAATCAACAGCTTTTACGTTTCCATCAACAACAAGTTTTTCATCAATAGCACTATAAGCTAAGGTTGAACCTATACCTACATTACCACTATCGAATGTTTTTGTTTTAGAAGTTCCTGCACTAGCATCTTCTTGAGTCCAAGCTGAAGAAGTTACCTCTAAAGAATTTAAATAACTGTGAACTGCTTGTTTACTTGGTGCAACATCAGTTACTGAAGACCAAGACCCACCAAAAGCAGCGTCACTAACTTTCTCATCAGCTTTAGCAGAAATAAATTGTTTTGAAAGTAGCCTGTCGTCTAATATTAACGAATGAGTTCGTGATTGAGTGGCTTGAGCACCTACTCCTCCAAGTGGCTTTCCTGTTTTTTTAATATTTCTTGCTATTTTGACCATATTATAATACCTTTGCGGGGTTAGTGGCTGGTTTTGTTTGTCGCACCAGCCAAGCGACTATCTTATCCTATTACTAAATAGAGTTAAGCTTAATCACCGATAACGATGACACCAGCTTCAGGTCTGATAACTTTCAATCCATATCTCATGGACATGTAAGAACCAGTTATTCCGAATCCGGGGTTAGCTTCTTCTACAGTTAGACCACGTCTTTCGACGTAAGCCATTGGTTTGACGGTCATATCAAAGACACCAAATCTGTTCTTTGGTATGTAAGAGTTCATTACGACGTTTAATCCGTAAAGTTGTCCTACAACACCAGATTTGAATGTTTCGTTGACATAATCAAGTCCACCTTTTGCTCCTTCGTTAGTTCCGCTTGTTAGAGGGACAGTGAAGTCAGCAATGTTTAATAGAGTTTTGTAGTGCATAGGGGAAATCATGATTGTATCTGCATTCAATCCTTTTGCTCCAATTAACTCCATTGCTTGTGTTATATCTTTCATAGAGATGTCACCTGTTGGACCTGTGGTCTGTGAGGTGTCTTGACCGAGCATGTAGTGGGAACCAGTAGCTCCTACTCCAAGTCCTGCCAAATCATCTTTACTGTATATACCGTACTCAGAAATACGAACGTCTGCTGCGGAATCAAGTCCACCGCTTCCGTCAGTGTCTAACTCTCCAAAGAATCCACCGTGTGGGTTGTTTGCGAAAGTTGTGACTGCTGCTTCTTCTGTGGTTGCAACGATGCTGCTTCCACTAATTCCTGTACCGTAGGTTGCGTCTCCAATACCGAAAAGTGCTTTTACTGCGTGTTCGGTTACGTGTCTCTCAACTGCTCTTCTTGCTTCGTTCAAAGCTAATTCCATTTCAGAGAAACGTGAATCTTCGAGCATTCTGCGAGTTACACCAACTGCAATTCCCCATTCCTTAACGCTGACACGCTCTGAGCGTAGGTCAGTGTGTTGGTATGCTGGAGTTGCGCCTTCTTCTAATTGTTCTAACTTCATGCTAGGTTTAGAGAAACTTATGTCTACATCTCCACCAGTTTCAGTTGTGAAACGCTCTGCGAACATGTTGATAACAGGCATGCTTGTGACTTTGTAGTCTTGTAAAGCATCCTTGTAATCTACTAATACTCGGTTTGCGGTTGCTGAAAGTGATGTCGTTGCTAGACCTTCTTTTGCTGTTACCATATTTTATCTCCTTATTTCACCAAAACCTTGAACAAGGCTCCTGCGGTGACGTTGTTTGCTGCTGTGTCTGTTACTGCCTCTAAAGCGATTGCTACTGCTGTGTCATCTACGGTTGCTCTTTTCATTAAAGCTCCATCTTCACCAACTTTCAATCCAACACCCGGGTCTACATCCGTTGTACCATCTACGTGTGCGTATAAAACACATCCGCTTCCGGTAATCATTGAACATAAATCGCCTGAAGCTGCATCGACTAATGCGAATCCAGCTACAAGTTGGTTGTCAGTGTCTGCTCCAAGAACTTTTCCTGAAGTGTTGATTTCTAAACACATACCAGCGGTAATTGCTTCTGCGGCTTCTAGATTGATGATTCGAGCTGGTGCTCCACCATCATTTACTAATACGCTGTTTGTTACTGCCATATTTATTCTTCCTTATTTTCTTCTTCTACACCATTGAAGACAATCCTTCCGTCTTTCATAGCGAACATTCGCTGTGTTTCTGGAGCTGCTTCTTCAACAGGTTTTGCTTCAGCTTCTACGGATTTACCTTTTCCGAAGGTCCTTTCGGTCTCTTCAGGGACAGGCATTTGTTCCATAGCGATGCTGAATCCTTCTAGCTTAATCTCATCCCATGCGTTGAGTTCTTTCATGCGCTCTTCTTTGGTCTCATCATTAACTTTGCCGAGTAAAGCTTCCTTGTTGATAATTGCATCAACGAATCCAGATACGCGTGCTTTTGCAGCTTCTACGTTTCTTAATTCTTCTGCTTCCTCGAACTTTGCGATAATTTTGAGAGCCTCTTCATGAGCTGAAGTTTTCTCTGCAAGGACAGATTCCATCTCTGCGAGCTTATCCTTCATAGCTGCGAATTCACGCTCTACGATTGGATTGCTCTCTGATTTATTTTCTACTACTTCTTCTGTCATAGTTACCTCGCTAGTTGACCCGTGTTCTACAGGTACTTGCTTTTCCTCATGACCATTACAGTCACAAGATTCTTCCTTTTCTTCACATTTCGTTTCAATTGTACATGCGTCACACACAGGTGTACGAGTCTCATTATCAATGAAACTCACCTCGACAGGACGGATGTCCGTTGCAAACGGCTCACCTAGAACGTCAACATCCTTGGAAAGCCAATCAATACTGACATGAGTCATGTCGCCATTTTCTATTTTTTCTAACACTTCATTTGCTTTATTTGCATCCTTGTGGATACGTGCCATAAGCTTCACAGCTTGTAAACCATCTTCTAATTCTACGTATTCCGGGTTGATAGCCATGCCCAACAAATCGTCGGGGGTACGTTGATGGTTAAAGTAAACCGGAAGCTCGTTGAAAGCTTCTATATTATCTTTTAGTATAGTGGGTTCTATATAAACTTTTTGGTCACCTTCTTCATCATGGGGGCCTGATGTTATAGCGATGACTGGAAATTCATGATAATCTTCAACGAGTGCTACATCTCCAAACACTTCCATTGCAAAAGTACGTTTGGTTCCATCTACGTTACCATTAACGTTACTTGCAAATTGTCGGCCAGCTTCTTCATCTGGCATTGTGTCAACTCGCATTCTACATAAGTTAGATGCAAGTTCTTGGTAGTTCTCGTGGCCACGCTTTTTTAATCGTGGCGCTGTTTCTAGTAAGCAATGCTCATACGCATATTCTTTACTCATTTTCTCTATCCCCCGTTGGATTTGCTGCTGGTTCGTTACCAGCTCTATTTTCTGTCCTTGCGGACTCTTCTTGTTTATCTTGGTCTTTTCCTCCAGATAGGTTAACGTTCGGTGCAGTTTCTTGCATTTCTGCTATTCCATCCGGATTCAATCCTCTCTCTGACCTTACTTCATTAGGTGAAAGAACACCCTCTGATAGGTATATCATATCAGTTTTTGCTTTGACAAAAGCATCGTCTACATTTATTTGTCTAAATTTAAATCTAGCTCCACCACTTTCTAATTGTGGCATTAATTGTGAATTCAATGCTGATTCTATTGCTGCTTGTAAGTGTCTAACGTATGGTTCAAAAACAGCTCGTGCTTGCTCTGGTTTGTCAAACATTGAAACTGGTACCTTTAAAGCTATGTGTATCTTCTTTAATATATCATCTGTATACTTACCATATTCAAAAGCTCGTTGTGTACCTTGTAATTCTTTAACTGAAATATCATTACCGTGGATAATATCTTCACCGGGTTCTAATCCGTTGAATGCTGCCACCACTTCATTAATCTTGTCAGCATTATAAGGCATATCGGGAAGTCCGCAGCTAATATCAAAGCGACTATTAGCGTATTTATTGAGAGCAGCACCGATATCCCGTTCTGCATAATCTTTAAGGTCAACCAAATACAAAATTGGATGAATGTCAGATAAACCATAAGCGTAATCATCGAATGGGTTATTTTTAAATTCGATAATTTCATCTTCTTCAAACCTCACTGAGTTATCTTCGTTACCTAAATCTTGGTAATAATGCATTATTTGACCGTTCGGTGCTCTTTTTACGTTCATATTTAGTGAAGACCTTAAAATAAGGTTGTCTCCTGTAAATTCTAAATAACCAGTACCAAAGATACGACCATTTCTCAACCAACCATATAATAATTGGTCTATATTGATTTCATCAAACAATTTAGTGATAGCTCGGCGTTCTTCGTCATTATCAGTTACTATATCGTAACCATCCTTGGCCGCGTATAAACACGGTAAATCAATAAGCGTTTTAACAATAGGGTCAGCTAGGTACACATTCATGTACGTTCTTGCATCTCCTATTTGCTTTTCGTATGCAGAACCAAACATCCCTGAGTCATTCTGGAGCTGAATGCGTTTAATAACGCCAGCACCGAAGTCTCGGGGTTGATTTTCTGCAAATGGCGGGTTTGACCCCACCGACGCAAATTTACGCCTATTCCAAGGCAAATAATCACGTAGAGCCATAGCTATCAATTCCTATTATATAAACAGAGTATATAAAGCTTTCGCTCATAATCCTCCCGGTATACGTTTATTTAGGGTATTTCCCCTCTTTCCGGTCCTGAAAACGGAAGGTATACTGCTATTTACACTGTTTCTACGAGTGTTTCCACTCATGTTAGCACTGGCAAAGGTTGCACTTGCTGGAGACATTGACAAACATGCATGTATTCCCATGACAGAACTGTCACAATAATCGTCATGTTTACCATCTGGAGCAGCTATTCTTTCTGTTTTTTGGGCTGCATCCATTACATATTCTAATTCACAATGCTCTCTTATCCATTTATTAACTAATTTTGCATCATTTGTGTCTAAATCTTTAGGATGTGGTATTTTTACTATACCTTGTTGTATATATGACACATAATCTCTATATGCTTGGGTTTTAGTACCCTTTGGTCCACCAGTAAAAACGAAAGGTATAAAGTGAATACCTTCATCATAACAGGACTTTCTTATGTCTTGCTCAATCGCACCCCCAATTCCAGTAGCGTCAATAATAATACGCTCAGCACCAAAATCTGTAGCAGTGTCAGTGATACGCTTACGTTGATATGGAATGTCGTGTCCGCCGCTTCTTGGATTAATTTCTTCCAAGGATATAAGTCTTGCAATATTTCCCTTTGCTGCTTTCTCGACGGCCCAAACGCTAATAACAGTGCTATTAACGGACTTACCAATATCCACGGCCACAGTACAATTCGGATAAACCTTTCCTCGCTCTGCGAAATAGGTTCCTCTTGTTCTACAGGCTTTGATAGCTTCTGGATTGAAGATGTTCGAGACCGACTCGACGAACTCATATTCTGTTCTCCAGTATATTGAATCTTCTCCCCACTCTACCATCTTGTCAAGCATTTCTGATTCTGTATATGGAGGCGTATAGGCTCTACCAGCCTTTACCGCATCTTTCCATGTGTACACTAATCTTGTAAATGTGTCTGCATAAGCGTCATCATATAAATAACGCCACATATGATTTTCTTTACTTTTTGGGGTACCTAAGTTAATAAAAGGTGCCTTGTTCGCTACAATACAGGGCTCTACATTGTCAATGAATAATTTATCATCTATAAGTGGACTCTCATCCACAATTAAGAAGGTAGGGTGCTGGCCACGTATAGCTTGCCCTTGGTTAGATGCAGCTACCGGAGCTCTACGCAAAACTGTGCCCCCTTTAAGTGTTATGTTAGG